TAAACATATAGAATCTAATAATTGAAAAAGTTTTTCATTAGGTAAATTTTTTTTGAATATTTGTGTAGACATATAATTATATATATACATTTATTTTTTTTGGCATTTAATAAAAATATTATTATAAGTTTTATAAACTAACTATATTAATTAAATTATTAGTAAAAAGCGATAATTCGATTTCATCTTCATGAATGTTATGAAAAATAGATATATATTTACAAATAAAAGGTATAATTTTATATTTTTGTTCTTCGGTAAGAATTGCCGTATTTTTAACAAAAATAAAATAATTATCAAGAATATCCATTACTGAGTAACCTTTATCAAAAATTTCATAAATTAAATGAATCGATTCTTTAAATTTTTTGTCTAAAACTAATTTTGTATATTCTTCAAAAATGAAAAAACTAATATTAGAACAAAGTTGAATAGCGGTGTTAAGTGTAATTTTTTCATTTAATAATTTAAATTTTTCCATATAATTAATTACAATTTTAATAGTATTATTAGAAATATTAATAATAAAATCTTGTGCGTCTTCATCAATTACAATATTTTCAGTGACTTTAATGTTGTTAATAATATTAATAAGTGTTTCTTTCTCTATTTGTTTAATTTTAATAATAGTAAAACGAGATTGAAGACTTTCAATAACTTTTTGAATATTACTGCAAGATGAAATAAAATGAACATTATGGCTATATTTATCAATGCAATTTCTAAAAACCTGTTGACTTTGTTCATTTATAAGGTCAATATCATCAAGAACGATAATTTTTTTTTTATTTTTAATATTAGAACAAGTTTGACAAAAAGTTTTAACATCGGTTCTATAATAATTAATTCCTTGTTCTTTAAGGCTATTAATATAAAGAACATTTTCTTCATAAATTTTAGATGAGAATCCAGTATAATATTCTTTAATTATGGTATTTAAAAGAGAAGTTTTTCCAGAAGCCATATCTCCAATAAGAAGAATATTTAAATTATCAATAAGTATAAGTGTTTCAAGTACTTTAATAACTTCATTATTTTCGCCGAAATCTTTAAAACAAACTGGTTGATATTTATGGATAAACAATTTATCTTCGGTACTCATTAATTATAATACGTAAATAATTATTTAAGTATATCTTTTATTATATTATTAATGAGTGAAAATTATTATAATATTTTAGGTGTACCTGAACAAGCTTCAAAAGATGAGATAAAGAAAGCTTATAGAAGTCTTCAGATGAAATATCATCCCGATAAGAATCCAGGAAATCATGAAGCGAATAGTATGACCCAAAAAATAAATGAAGCTTATGGAATTTTAGGAGATGAACAAAAGAAAGAAGAGTATGATTTTACAAGAAAAAACCCGAATCCTTTTATGAGAATGAATAGTCATAATGGTATGGAGGTTCCAATGGATGATATATTTAATATGTTGTTTGGTGGTATGGGAGGTCCTCCCCCATTTGGTCCATTTGGAATGCCAGGAATGCCCCCAGGTGCGAAAATTCATGTATTTAATGGTGGTCCTATGGGTAGTTTTCATCAAGCGATTTCAAAACCGCCGCCGATAATGAAAACAATTGATATCAATATGGAACAAGTATTATCGGGAGCGTCTGTTCCTGTAGAAATAGAGAGATGGATTTTAGAAAATGGTATAAAAGTGCATGAAAACGAAACAATTTATGTTACAATTCCTCAAGGCATAGATGATAACGAAATGATAATATTAAGAGATAATGGAAATGTAATAAATGAAAATGTAAAAGGAGATGTAAAAATATTTGTAAAAATAATAAATGAAACCGAATTTAAACGTAATGGGCTGGATTTAATTTTAGAAAAAATTATTTCATTAAAGGATTCTTTGTGTGGTTTTACATTTGAAATAAAATATTTAAATGGTAAAAGTTATACATTAAATAACAATAAAGGAAATATAATTCCTCCAGAATATAAAAAAATATATCCAAATATGGGTTTAACAAGAGGAGATCATAAAGGAAATATGGTAATTCATTTTCATATAGTTTTTCCTGAAAAATTAACGGATGAACAAATAGCGAAAATTGCTGAGGTTCTTTAATAAAATTAATAAAAAAAATTGAATTATAATACTTAAATAAATACGTATTATAATATTACAATGTCAGAAATTAAAATTCCTAAGAAAAAAACTCCAAAACCACTAATAATTATGAATGATGATGAAGAGGATGATACTGTAGAGACAAATGATTCATTTGAAATAATCATAGCAATACCTGATTGTTTTGTAAGTCCATACTTAAAATTATCAAATGGTAAAAATGGACACGGAGAAAGGCGACTTTATACTGGCGACAATAATAATAATAATGAATATATTTGTAAAAAACCTTGGTTTATAAATTATCCAAGTAATTATAAAAACGAAATAGAAAAAATATTAGATAATGACGAAACCTTTTCTAAATCTTGTGATGATAGAAAAAGTATTGTACATAATGCTATTGATATTTGTGATAAAAAATTTATTAATATTTCAACACAAAATGGTAGTGAAGATGTTCGTAGATATTATATTGGTCCTAATAAAATTAATAAAGAAAACATAAAATTATATGACACCTTTAGATGCTCTGTTATTCCTAAATTATATTCTCTAAAAATAATAGAAAAAGAAGAATATTTTGAATGTAATATAATAAAAAATGAAATCATTGATAAAAAACAAAAAAACAAAAAAACTTCAAATGCTTGTGTTGAATGGATAAATTATTTATCTAATACCCTTTGTATAGAAATACAACACGAACACAATAAAGGCGAGTTTCAATTGAGAAATCCAAAAAATGGATACTTTTGGCCGGTTGATGGTTACCATAATTGTAATTTACATAAATGTTCGGGAAATTTAGAAAATCCTTGTCAATATAATAATCATATATGGGAATTTCAAGGTGATTATTTTCATGGAAATCCTTTAAAATATAATAAAGATGCCACATTCCATGGTACATCTTATTTAAAGAAACATAATAAAGATTTAGATAAGAAAAATTTTTATGAAGAAAAGGGTTATACTGTTAATATAAAATGGGAGAGTGAATGGGTTCAAGAGAAAAAAATAATGAAAAAAAATAATATTAAATGGTTTTAATTTATAATTTAGAAATATTTAAATTATAAATGTTAGTTAAATTAATATAAATTATTTATATTTTTTATTATTTCCATAAGAACATTTACAACAATACTATTTCCTGCTTGTTGATACATTCTAGTGTCAGAAACTACAATTTTAAAATTGTCTGAAAACCCCATCAATCTTAAACACTCTCTAGGTGTTAATTTACGTAATTTGCCATATTTAGTTACATAATTATCTACTCCTGCTCTATGCATTTTATGAACACTTGATAAAATAGGTCTTGCTATCTGTAAATCTATTTCAGGTTTCATATTAAAACCTTTAGTTCCACTTTTTAACACATAATCTCTTACACTATCACTTAAATAATATTTATCAGGTATATCTCTATATTCAAATACAAAATCACCATGCCAATTAAATTGTTGATTTTTTTTTTGACATAATGCTATTTCACCATTTATTTGAGTATATTTTTTGGTTAAATTTATATCTTTAACAGCAAATTCTTGTCCCTTTTGCTGTAAATAATATTGAGTATCAACATTATCTTCTAATAAATCTTGCATTTTAAGAGTTAATTCAAGTTTTGGAGGAGGAAAATTGATGGTTACATTTGTATTTTTATTTATACCAATTAAGAATAGTCGTTGTCTGCTTTGAGGAATTCCATAATCAGTTGCTTTTAAAACGCTATAACTTATATTATAATCTAATTCGTTAAACTTTGATAATACATAATCAAATGTTTTTCCTGATTCGTGTGTTGTCAATCCTTTAACGTTTTCAAATATAAACATTTTAGGATTACATTCTTTAATAACACGAATAAATTCAAATATTAAATTGCCTCTATCATCTTCTAAACCTTTTTGTTTTCCAACAAATGAGAATGATTGACATGGACTTCCACCAACTATTATGTCAATATTTTCATTAATGTATTTAGAAGCATCTAATTTTAATACATCGTCATACCATACATCTTCATGTATTTTATAATTTTCAAAGTAACTTTTTTTAACATAAGAATCAATATCACACGCAAATACTATTTTATGTTTTATTGATAATCTATCTAAAGCGTGTTCAAACGCACCTATTCCACTAAATAATGTTCCAACTTTTAAGATTTTATCATTATTATTCTCTAAGTTGTTTGTTATAATTTCATTAGTTGTGTTGTCATCTTTTAATAAATATGTTATTTGATTAGTTGCACCTTGACCTATATTATGATCTTCTATTAATTCTACTTTTTTTTTAGGAGTTGTCTTAAGATTTATTAAGTCAATCAATTCACCTTTATTTTTGGATTTACACTTTGTAATTCCAAGTTCTTCACACTTCGCTAAAAGTTCAGTCTTTGATAATTTGGTTAAGTTTATTTCTTCAATTATACATGTTATATTACTAGTAATATCAAGAGATTCGTTTGGTATATTTTTCACACCTAATATACAATCTATATTATGTTTTTTATCAAGTTCTAAAGTTTGTGTAGAAATTATTTCATTAGATGTAGTATCCTCATCCTGATCATCATCATTCATAATTATTAAAGGTTTTTTGGGTTTTTGTGAAGATTTCATTTTTTTTGTTACATTAACTTCATCATTATTATTTAAAATCAATTTTTTATTTAATATTTTAGAACCTGATTTTTGCATTAATATACAATTAATAGCATATGTTCTTTAAGCTCTTTTTGAAAAATATAAATACTTTAAAAAAATACTTAAAAATATAAGTATATTATTAATTGATGGGAGCCGCCGGATATTCCATTTAGGGGTATCATTTTCATATAGTTTTTCCTGAAAAATTAACAGATGAACAAATAGCGAAAATTGCGGAAGTTCTTTAAAATTAAAAGGTTATTTTCTTTAAGTTATAAAAAAAATTGAATAATAATATATATTAAAAAAT